GTTCTATCTCGTACTTGACCCAATCCATGTAATATAGATTTAGTTTTAAATATAGACATAGTATATCCATTGGATTCAGCAATTTTACGTAGTTTTTTAACTACTGGTTTACCCATTTTAGATGCTAAGCGAGGAGCGTTTTCTCCCCAAAATACTTTTGGATGTACTGAACCTAGAATATATTCTGCTGATGTGACCATCCAATCATTTGCTTCATTCGTTGATGAAGCATAAGGAGATAGAGATGAAAGACCAGCACATGGACAAACGGTATTGACTACATCAATTGGAATATCCATTGGATGTGCTAATTTACCATATGTGGCTTTTGAGAGGTTCAGATAGGGCACTGAATGATCATAATAATTTAAAAGGTGTGTTTCATTGTCTTGGAAACCATCATAAGTTAAGATATAAGAAGGTTTCTTACCAAAAACATTTTCCATAGCAATAGTTGATCCACCAATTAATGGTACTATACTAGCATAATTCATGATAAAAAATCCTCTAAACTATTGCCAGGTACATGCTTTATAAGAGAATTAATTCCATTCCAATAGGGATAAAATTCTCTAGATAAGTGTATTGATTTTGGTTTTTCCATATATTTAAAATCAAGTTCGCCTTTACCATTTATTAGATAATCTGTCCACTTAATTAATAAACCTGCGTCTTCAATATATTGATTAAATATATTACGAGCAGTATTTCGTTCTTCCCAAGAACCCCAAAATGGTTGGCCTTTATACCAACCAGATTTTGGAATCTTACGAGATTCATTCTCGATTGGAAGGAGCTCATAGATTCGTGCTGGAACAGATAAGTTTCTCACCTCCGCTACATATCGTTCGGCTAGCTTTATAACGTTCTCTTTGAGGTCTCCTTCTAATCGACAAAGATGATGTCTTATATCAATATTGCCAAAATAAAATTCTAATTGATCTACATCAAGATCAACATAAGTTTCTAAACCATCGCTTAAAGCACCATTGCAGGTTTTAAAAGGGATGCTATTAACATTCCAACCGGGACGATATAAACAAATAGCATGAGAATCTCCCACCACCATTTTTTTAGTTGTATGTGGATATTTAATTGTAGTTGCTTCATTATACATTCTCTCTAAATTATTTAAGTCTACATCATACCATTCTGGTTGAACTTCTTTTTTAGCTGATTCCAATTTTGACTTAACCATTTCATGGTATGGTGGAAAGTCGATTCCAATAGAATATACTTTTCCTTTAAATTTAGAAAAGTTAACAGTGTTTTGAACATATGGAAAGCCATACATGCCGCCAAACATATTAAGTCCACCACTCCAATCATTACCATGATAAACCCACATAGTGTCATAAACATTGTGGTCATGAATTGTTCCGCCATAATTGACATCGCATTGTCCGAATTCTTGTTTGATTTGATCTCCATATATTACTCCTTGTGCTCCTCTATGAGATGCTGCTCTTTTTGCGATAGGAATAAATGGACAGTTAATTATATCCATTGTTCTAGCGTTCCTTGATTTATTTTATTTTTTAAATCTTCTGCAATAGTTTCAAATGAGTCAAAAGTTAATGGAACTATTCTTTTTTCTTGAGCTTTTGGATTATCTTTAATATGCATAAAACAATCAAATTGACAAAAGGTTATTTCAACTCCAAATGTTGTTAAATATCCTCCTCGTTCTAAATTTTTAGCATAATAATCTGCTTCACTATCATCTATAAATTCAAAAAAATCATATTGATTATCTCTAACTGAAAGTATATAATCTTCCATTATCGAATTGTTACTAAATTTTACGTCAGGAAAAACAAATTGTAATCCTCTTTTAGCTCCAGGTCCAACTAAACAAAAATCATCATTTTCATCGATATGTGGTAAATCAGCCGACCTAGAAAAATTACAAGGTGGATGATAAGAAAAATATGGACCAATTCCTCTCCACTCTTTAAGCCATTTACATACATCTCTTAAACGATTATTTCTATCCATAACAACTTCAGAAAGACCTTCAAAATCCAAATGAATCATCCATTGAATCATATCTGATAATTGAAATGGTTTGTTTGGATTATTTGTCATCAATCTTACATGATTTCTAGCAGCAGTTTGAAGAGAAGTTTGTAATTGTGTTGTTCCCCAAATTTTTGTTTTATGAATATTATTATTAAGATTATCATTTATAAAATTAAAATAAGCATCATCCACATCATATCTAGTAAAGTCAATTACATTATGATAATCATATGAATTGCTTGCAACTAATGTTAAAGTTGGCATTCCAACAAATTTAACTGCCATAGCATTAAGAATTTGATTTTTAAGACTTAAATCTTTTCGATTAAATACAAAATTCTCTAGCCAATATACTTCAGCATGTTTAGATCTATTTGGATTCCAATAACTTACTTCTTCACGCATCGCGGGTACGGACGGCACGTACGTGCGTATGTCGTACGTGTCACGTATGTACTCACGTGTAAAGAATTCTTTAACCCATGAGTTAAACATAATGAAATTTCTTTCATTTCTATTATTTCTTAATTCACTAAGAGAAATCATTTTATAAACAGAACGTCCTTAAATCTAGCTTCATTCATAGAAGCTATTTCTTGAATCTCATGTGTTTTTGCGAATGATCGAAGATTTTGTTTTTCATATATTTTATAACCCAAGTTAGTTAAGAATTTGCCAACATCATCTCTTGTTAATCCTAAAGATTTTAAATGTTTTTCTTCTACTTCTGCTTGAATAATTGGATTACATCTTTTTATAGTTTCAATTGCACCTTGTAGTACAAATAGTTCATGTCCTTCTGCATCAATTTTAATAAAATCCACTTGTTCAAAATTATAACTATCTAAACTTTTGCATTTAACTTCAAGTATTTCATCATTTTTATATTTTCTTGTAAACACTCCAATCTTAGCTGTATCATTAGATTGTTCGTTAAATCTCATAGTAAGAGTTTGATTTTTATCACTTAAAGCTACATTATGTGGTATAACATTAGCACAATGGTTATCATCAATATTAGTTTTTAAAACTTCATGTGTCCATGGAATTGGTTCGAATGCATGAATTTCTTTAACCCAGTCAGACCAATGCACCGACATTTCACCAATGTTTGCACCACAATCAATAATAACTGGTCTTTCTCCATTATGAATATCAATAAATTCTTTAAACTTTTCTATTGCAAATAAAGTATTTCCTTTTTCCGTGTGTCCAGCACGCGCTTTTCCATTTATTGATCCTAAGCATATTTCATGCCAACCCATACCGCCACCTTTTCTAGTTGCTATGGTAAAGATTTTACCTGTTCTAGGATGTCGAGGGAGTTTTTTTAATAGGGTTTCGTTAGTATTCAATTAATTGTCCATGTTGTACATGAACCATATTTATGTCTGGATGATATTTGCGAATTATATTCATTTGTATTTCATCGTCTTCATAATGTAGTCCAATATTATATTGTAATTTAAGTTGTGTTAATACTTTAGCTTTCCATTCACCTGAAGCTTCTCGTGAATATTCAGGATCTTCTCTAGGTATAGGATTAAAGTATATAGGATTATTTATACCCCTATCAAATAATATATCTAATACGAATTTAGATTCTGATATTGGTCGACCAGTGATAATTATATCATTTATACATGGGCGCAAGCCAGTGAAGTCAGGGCCCATGTAAATAACACCGTCAAAATCAAATGTATTGATTTTATTCATAATCTAATTCATCACCTTGGATTGTGTGTGGAAGATCTTTAGCTTTAGGCCTTTTATCTTTTACTTGATCTAAAGTCATATCAGTATATTGTCTATCAGCTAATGCATCACATTCAGCTTTAGCATCTGCTGTTAACATTTGAACGGGTGGAGTTTTTTGAGTCCAAGCAGAAGCTCCTCTCAAATAACCTACAATACCCATTTCAGATGCTACCTTACAGAATCTTATTGCTGATACTACCACTCCACCAGAGTTTGGTGAATCTTGTACAGACATTCTAGCAGATATTTCGTATCTTGCTCCTCCAAATCCATAAGCAATAATATCAAAGTTCGCAATTTTATTATCTGAACTTATATATTCACCACCAGGCTTTTGTTGTACAGTAAGAGATGGACCAGCAAATAAAGTCATTCCAGCAGTAGATTCGTCTCTAACGATATTCTGTCCTTTAAGAACATTTTCTTTCGAGACATGCTTTGAATGTAATCTATATTCTTTAGCCATATTTAAGAAATCAGTATTTGCAGTTCTACCAGTTCGAATTGTTTCTTCGCCCTGAGTAGATCCACATGCCATATTCATTTGAATATGTTGAGTGACCATAAGGCCAGCATCTAGCATTGCTCCTTGCAAAACTTCTGACATTCTTGATGCTCCCCAAGCAGATCTCATATCTGATCCAACAATTGTTAACCCAGCATCGATAAATCTTTGCTCAGTTTCAATTGCATCATCAGAAGATATAAGTGTTGGTATACAATTAACAAAGTGTATACCTGCTTCTAAAGCTGCATCTACATAAAATTTAGTTGCTTCTTCAGATCCTACTGGGAGATAATTAATAAGAACATCAACATCATGATATTCTAATAGCTCGACGACTCTTTCGAATTTTTCAGCTGGAATAGCACCCGTAACGAATGTTACATCGTCAGGATATTCTCTCATATGAGGAGCAATACCGTCTAGTTCAGGACCAGAATATACTGTTGCATCTGCAGCGACACAACTAGAATTTCCGTCTCCATTCGTGGTTATTTCATCCACAATGTTCATTGAACAATTTGGTTTTGCTCTAAGAGCTTGGGCTAAGGGTTTGTTTACTTTACGAATATCTACATCGAATCCGCAAACAAATTCGATATCGCCTGTTTTGTACCCTCCAATATCTGGGTACATTAAACCGACCGTATCCTCTGGATTTTCGTTGTAATATTGAATTCCTTCTACTAAGGATTTCGCACAACTTCCGACACCTATGATGCCGACTTTTATTTTTGACATAATCTTTTCCTCCTGTTATATCAGTTTATTAAAGTGAGAGATATTTGACTGGAAGGTCAGAGTAGCTCACTATAATATATTTATATAAAATCGTATTTTATATTTACTTCATCAAACATGCTTACTGTATTTAAGCATGAAACTTTCCATTTGTTTGGTACATCCAAACCGTTTTTTGGACTTACCACTCTGGTAATTCCAACTTGAATTATTCCTTTAGCACACTCATTACAGAGTGGCAATCCCCACACATACATAGTTGCTCCATCGAGTCCTATACCATTATATGTGGCATTATATATGCAATTCATTTCAGCATGAACAACATATCTATATTTTAGTTCTTGGTCATTATATCTTTCATCTAAATCTTTTACTCCTCTAGGAAATCCATTATAGCCTTGGGCTAAAACTTCTCCTTTATTTCCTATGGCTACAGCACCTACTTTGGTATTTGGATCTTTTGACCAAGTTGATATTTCTTTAGCAAGGTTTAAAAACCTTTCGTCCCACTTATCCATTGACTAATCTCTCAACTATATTCTTTAACAATAATAATAAACCAAAGGAGTTTAATACAATTAAAGCTCTATCTTCCCATATTGCAGCAACTATTAACCAACCTAAAACTCCTGTAATTGAAAGAGATAGATCCCACATTTGTAATCCTTCTACTCCTCTTACTGACATTGCAGCAAGAATAAGAACACTAGATACCCATTTAATATACCAATCTACAGTATACTTAGGTGTAGCTGACTTAAACCACCTTTTAGAATTTTTTAATTCTTCTAGGCTAGGATTTTTTTTATTAGAAGTAGACATTTTACTTTACCAAATCGAAATGTTTTTCATATACATGTAAATTTTGTACTTGCCAAATCATTTGACCTGGAGATACGTTTCCTAATTCGTCGCATAAGCATTGTAAAACATATTGTTGCCATGCCCAATCATTTCTATATCCAAAAATGACATCATTAGATCTCATTTGAACTACACAATCTATTAAATCTTTAACTTTATCATTAGAAGTCATATGTTTAGCTAATTTATCTTTACGTAAATAATACGTAACTGCATTAGTACATATAAAATCATCTTTTCCACCCTCATTATATTCTGTCCAAATTGATGGACGATTATAAACCATGCACGCTCTTCGTGTATCTGGGTTCGCTTCAAGTTCTTCAAGTACCATATTATATTGATGATGAAATTTATCATCAAATATTAATTTACCATAATTTGAATTTATGTTTCCATGTGGATCTGCAGCATATTCCCAAGCTTTAGGTGGTGGTCTTTCATCTTCATAAATATCATGAATATTAGTTGACATTCTCATATACCAATCAATTTCTCTATCAATATAGTCTTGATTCAGTTTACCAAAAATTGCTGGTTCATTAGCAAGAAAAGATGCTCCAAGCATTTCTATTGTCTTACTACCTAATCTATCTTCAATAAAGTTTTTATGCTCTAGTTCATGAATAAAGTGTCGACGAATACTATTTATTGTCTGCATCTACTTTCCTATTAAACATATCTCTATTTGGTTGTTGTCCTTCCATTTTGCCACGCATATAAGATACTGCAAAACTTGCATAATTAATTAAATCAATATAAGTGTCTTCTAAAGATTCAAAGTTTGGTTCTTGACCGGATTCAAGAAGCGATGTTGCTCTTGTTATTTTACCAATAAGAATATCATGAATCGTGTCTACGCCTCTACGATAATGCATCGCTTGAAGCACATTAGACGTATCACTTTGATAGTCTTGTGATTTTTTTTCTTGCATATAAGCACATTCTTCAAGTACTTTTAAAGATTCTTTCATGTTCTCTCCATATTTTTTAATTCTTTTTTACCTTGTTGACGCTGTTTTGTTTCTCGAACTTTTTTATTCTTTTTAGTTTGGTTTCGAGATAAAGAGTCAACAATCATTTTAATTTTTTTCATTAGTTATATTATATCACACTTTTTTGCTATTGTAAACCTTTATTTTCCTTTGGCCAATCGACTTCTTTCCAGTCTTTGTCTTCCCAAATATATTTTTGATACAAATAATATTTGGTATCTGAAGGATCTGGTGGTGCCTCTCTATCATAACTATTAGTAAAAATAATAAGTTTATTAGGAACTTGTCTCCATGCTTGTTTTAATTTAATATTTTTAAGATTATTTTTAGTAAAATTTATATGCCATTCACTTGGTTTAGTAACTTTTACTGCAGTTGGTATATGTGTATCTTTTTCAAGAACATCCTGAAAATCTCGTTCATCGTCTGTATATCCTTGATATATCATTAAATAAACTTCTCCACAATGACCACGAATAAAATCCGCTTTCATGTCATTTTCAGTTCTTCCTTGGGAATCTCTTCCAGTTTTAGGATCTATACCAGTTGTGATATTGGTTTTACATAATTCAAATTCTGCAAGAGCGCGTGCTACTACTTCTTTCATATTTAGATCTTTTTCGCAATCAAACGATATTAGTGTTTTCATTAGTTATAAAATAAGTGGTTATCAATTGTTACTGTTCGATTAAGTTGGCCAGTCCAATAAGGATTGACACTATCTGCATGATACCACAAGGCTTCCTCTGTTATATCTGGATAATATTTTTCTAAGATTTTTTCTGCTAATTTAATACACTCAGCCCATGTTTCAGAATCTGTAGGTTTATCTGACTTTCCATCACAATACCAACTAAATTGGCATTTATTACGAATAGGTACTTCTTTACCTTTCCAATTTGTTTTAAATTTTGCTTGGTAAATAACTTTACATATTTTTGAAGGAAATTGTTTATGCTCCATTCTATTTAATGTTACATGAGCTACTGCTATTCTTCCTGCTAGTGGTTGATTACCAGCTTCAAAATATATATTTTGTGCTAAGCAATATTTTTCTTCACTAAATTCTAATTCTTCTGCTTGTGCTACTGATACTGCAGAAAATATTAATGATATTAATAATGCAAAAGCGATTATTTTATGTTTTCTTATCATGATTCTATATGCCTAAAATATCCGCCACCTGGAGTGGTTTGTAGATCAGAATAATTATAATAGTGTCCTACTTTAAAACTATTATTATCACAATATTCTTTAATGTTTTTAAATGTTCCACATACGTTCTCTGAATATCCTTCTTTTTTACCTATTCCATGTAATTTTGCATGTAAAATTTGATTTTCTACGGTTTCAGTATTTTCTTGTTTACTATTCATTTTCTCTTCTTTTTATCTAATCTTTTTAATTCCATTTCTTTTTCTAGCATTTGATCTATAATGTTTTGTAAAGTTTTAAAGTCATTATCATCCATTTTTTCATACTCCCAATAATTGCTTGTTGGTAAATCATTAGCTAATTTTCTAATTTGTTCTCCTAACATAGCATCGTTAGGATAATCATAACACAGTTCTTTTAACTGTTTTCTTGATAAGCTTTGGTGTTCTTTGTTTCTTACTCTCATATACTTTTTTTAAATACGAATTCAATGGCTCGTTCTGCTTCTTTTTCAATTGGTCTTTTTAAATACCAATTACCTGTTTCACTATCCAAGTCTCTTATTATATACTCAATCTCTTTTGCTGTAATTGGATAACCTTTTGTTATTGCATTGCCAGCAATAGATACCATCAATTGATACATTGCATAATACCAACCTTCATTTAATCCTTTGTATTCTTCTACTTTTCGTTTATTTACAAATGGACAATCTGCATAACCAGTCCAAGATATTTCTGTATTAACTAACATAGATTTTCTATGTTCAATTATTCCTTTTTTAATGGCATCTGGAAAGCGATCGAAAATTCCTTCAGCTGGTAAGACGTATTTGTGTCGTACCATGAGGTCATCTGGGTCCATAACTTCTCCATCGTGGGAGAAGATGAAGTTGAAACTGTTTTTGTATTTAGACGGAATGTAATACATTCTTGAGAGGTCTTTTGTTTGAGCATCTGCAATATCTCCTATTTCTTTATTAAGTGCATACCAAAAATGTTTGATATTTTCCTTTTGAATCCATTTTGTTAATGGGAAAACAAGACGAAACTTAGGATGAGAAATACTACTACTTGCAGTACTATAACATAAATATTTGTATCGTTCATATTTAGATTCTATATCCTTTATATCACCTTGAAAGTCATCCACATCAATAATACCAAACCCGCCCCAAGCAACCACGTTATCATTAGCACGAGTGGTATCAGGCAAATACGTAGCAGGACTGATAAGAGGAGCTTTAGATTTAGTAAGGTATTTTGAAGACTCTGCGAGTCTATAGAAGACTTCTTCGAATTCTTCGAAGTTTTTGTAATCCATTCTTTTGACAGTTTGGTTGTCATAAATGCTATCGAATATCGTTAGGGATATTTCCATGGTTATCTTCATGTGATGGTGGTGTCCAATCATCGGGTTTAGTTAAATCAGGAAGTCCTAAAGGATTAGGTCTTCCATCTTTGACACCTATAATTTTATTCATATTAGCTTCTAGAACTGCGTCCCAAGCTTTATAAGCATCAACTTCAAATGCGTCTAATGTTCCAATAGCTACTACACATAGATCGATTAAACCGTCTACGATTTCTTCTGGATCATTATTATCAAATGCTAATTTAGTTTCATTTAATTCTTCATATAAAAAATTAATTCTAAACTTTAAATACTCTTTAAGTTTTTCTTTATTCATACGTCGAACTGCAATATTAGTTGCATATTTTCGATGCATCATGTGTATGTCTTTTACCCAATCTTGGCTCATGATATTATCTTCTGTGTTTGAGGTGTTACTATTCCAGATTTAGCTGTTTTGAATTGATCTATAAGAGCATCAATTGGTTCTACCATAAACATAATAACTTGTCTAGGTAATACCATTCCATCTTTAGCTCTAGTATATGGCATAAAAGGCATAAATCCTATTTTGCCTTCACCGGCTGGTATTAAAACAATAGGATCAAATATAGTTATATATTTTTCTCCTTCTTGATCATCAATTTCGGCGATAATTTCTTCGCCTGAGGTTAGTCTTATTAATTTGATTGCTTGCATAATTTATTTTTTCTCATATAGTTATATTATATCACACTTTTTTACAAATGTAAAGGTTTAATTTAAAAAAGATTCTAATGTTGATATTTCCTTTGAAGTCCAACCTATAGCATCTAGTACTGGTTCAATTGGATCTAAGAATGTTTTTTGAAATTGTAATTCATAATCAATATATTTATGTAAACCAAATTCTTCAGGGAGATAATCTGGAAATGAGATCACATTCTCCTTAATAGGATTTGGAACACGTAAATATGTAAACTTTATCTTTTCTCCATTACCAATCTTTTGGTATCGTTTTTGAAGAGAAAGATCTTGTAATAATTTGTTGTAAAGTAATCCCCCACGTGCGTGTATGGGCGTACCTTTTTTATAGATCAATTCATTATCTTTATATGCATTAATCTTTGTAATTCCTCGAGGAAAGGCTATTTCATCTGGTTTTAAATTTCTAAAATATTCTTTAAATTGATCAATAGCTATTTGAACATCATTTTCATTGCCAGCAACTATTACTTTAAATATATTCTTCAATGCTTGTCGACAAGGAGCAGGAGTAGATGATTTAATCGCTTCAATTCCCATAATCTTTAAATGTGGTTCTTTATATCGAACGCCTTCATTATCTTGAACATTTAAGACATATCTTTTTTTAGCTGTCCATATTCCTCTATCGGCTATTACTTCACGAGTCATAACCATTCTATTTTCTATTCCGCCCATGACATCATAAAATCCATCATATGCTTTTACTAATACTGGTTCTAATACTTGATTACATACTTTATCTAAGAATTTAATAGGATCTTTTCCACTTGTTTCTGGAGTACGTTCTACTAATGGTCCTAAATTCACATATAACGAATCAGTATCAATTGCTATAACGTAATCTACATTATCAGTTTTTAAAGCCTTGTTCAGACTCGCATTTAGCGCTAGCTCGGCCCAACGAATAATAAGTTGACCTGTTAATGTAATACCTTCGGCAATTCTTTGATCGAAAAATCTAAACCATTTATTTCCCATTGCACCATAAAGAGAATTGAGAAGAATTTTAGTTGCCATTTGTTTATTTTCATTTTGGTTAATATCTCTTTCAATTCGATATATTTCTTGTTTATTTTCTTTGTCGACATTTTCAAGTTCTTTTTGAGCATTGTTTTTAGCTTTTTTATCTTGAACTCTTTCACTATACATTTCATCGATTATCTTAGGCAATACTCCTAATTTATTAATATTAAAATATTGTCCATTTGCTGCTACTGCTTTTCCTTTATTGTTAACAATATTTGGATTTTTTAATATCGAATTAACATCTAAACTAGCTACTTCTCCATTTGAAATAGTTTCAGGAGACATATTAAGTTGCATAATAATAGAAGGATATAGTGAATTCAAGTCAAAACTAACTACATAATTATGCATACCTATTTGAGGTTCTTTTACATATCCACCTGGATATGGAGATTTAGTTTTGTCTTCATTGAATGGTACTGCTATTTTATCTTGATAGAGATCTCTATAAATGATAGAATCCCATATTGCTGTTGTACCAAAGGTATCACCATAATTTACTCCACCGCGATAAGCCATGGTAAGACATAAAGTAATAAGACCCATTTTATCTTCTATACGATCTACTAATTCTACATCTTTAATATTATAATCAATAAACTTTTGGTGATCGTGTAAATATAAACTATGTAAGCTTTGAAATTCTTCAAATGATAGTTTAGTATCACCTAATACTACATTTGCAATATGATTTAATTTATATGTTTCTTGTGGTCCATATGAATAACCGAATTTTTGAAATAGTTCAAGATAATCTAAGTGTTCAATTCCACCTAGTTCATATGTTTGTTCTCTTTTTAAACTACCTCGTCGTTGAAGAACTCTTGAGTCAACCATTCCCCACGGGGAAAGTTTCTTTTCTTCTCCTGGTATGAGTTTGTTAATTCTATTAACTAAATAAGGAATATCAAAAAATCGAGAGTTCCAACCAGTAATAATATCTGGAGTATGTGAAGGAGTAGACCAATGCGTTATGAAGTTTTTTAGAAGCTCGATCTCATTTTCACATTTTTTATAGACCACTCGATTTGTTTGCATAAGTGATTTTTCAACATCATAATCACCTAAACCCCAAGTAAAATATGTATTGTCTCTATTATTTTTAAGAGTAATTGCAGTAACTTCTTTTTGTGCGTCTTCTGGATGTGGGAATCCATCGTCTGATGCTACTTCAATATCAATTGTAGTAACATTAATTAGGCTACGATCAAATTCAATCGTGCCAGGAAAGTAATCATTTATAAATGTTGAAAGGTATCGAATGTTACCATAGATGTGTCGACCTGCAACAAACTGATTTTGTTGAACCCATTCTTTTGCTTCTCTCATACCTTCGAACTGAAGAGGTTCGACAGTAGTACCATCAAGTGCTTTCCAGCTTCCTTTGTTAGAGCTTACAAAAAGGGTAGGTTTATATTTAATTTTACGAGATACTTTTTTACCGTTATCATATCCACGGTAAAGTATCATCTGGTTATAACGACATACGTTTGTATAAAACTTCATAATGTATATATTATATCACACTTCCTTTCAAATGTAAAGGTTTATTTTCATTAAAGGAAAATGGAATTGGTAGGAAACTAACCTACTCCTCTCGGGTTCCGGCATCTGTGCACCGTTTCTAACCGAACGCATCACTAGAGCTTACAATTCCAAATCCTAATATATTAAGATCCTATTTTGATCTTTTGAGGACGCTTTTCTTCTGGAATGTCTACTCGTAGATTAACTACAAGAACACCATCCACTAGATCAGCACCATCTGCAACAACATACTCTGCAAGCCTAAAGCTTTTAGAGAATTTGCGTGATGATATACCTTTGTACGCATACTCGCGTTCATCTTCAGATCTTTCGCCACTAATAGTTAGTGTACCATCCTTTAATTCTACCTCAACATCGTTTTTACCAAAACCAGCAACTGCCATTTCAATATTGAAATGTTCGTCGTCGATTTTAACTACGTTGTGAGGTGGATAGTTGTCTTGACCTGGAGTAATAGTTGTAAGTCTTTCTAACTCGTTGAATAA